AACAGAGGCGGGAAACGGTTTTTATTCACAACATGTTCCCAAACTATTCATACACGAAGAGTATAACACGGCAATTATAGAAAATATTCTTAAAAGACAAAAAACTGTAATGAAGCAAATACAAAAAGAGAGTCAAAGTTATGGTAGAAGTAATATAGACCCTAGAGCATTTGTTATATTAGATGATTGTTTATTTGATAATTCTTGGACAAAAGACAAATTGATGAGGTTGCTTTTTATGAATGGTAGGCATTGGAAGATAATGCTTGTAATAACAATGCAGTATCCGTTAGGTATACCTCCTAATCTTCGTACAAATATAGATTATGTATTTATCCTAAGAGAACCTTATATAGCAAATCGTAAAAGGATATACGAAAACTATGCGGGTATGTTTCCAACATTTGAAAGTTTCTGTCAGGTTATGGATCAATGTACGGAAAACTATGAATGTTTAGTGGTAGATAATAATGCAAAATCAAATAAATTAACAGACCAAATATTTTGGTATAAGGCTCAACCACATGGGAATTTCAAGTTAGGTGCTAAGGAATTCTGGGATATATCTAAAGATATAGGTAGCGATGATGAAGATGAAGCATATGACCCACAAAAATCACAGAAGAGAAATGCTGGTCCAAAGATAAATGTTAGAAAATCCAATAGATGGTAAATTTAAATTCCATTAATTAAAAGTTTTAATCAATTGAAAATTATTTATAAAGTTATATTAAAAAACCCATTTATATTAAATGAATTGGAGTAAATTTCACGATAAGAATCTATTTAAATTAGGAGTAATAGGAACATTAACAGGAGTAGTCGCCAGTTTTATAGGCGGTGGAGCCGAGATATTAATTGTGCCATTATTGGTATATTTTGGAGTATTAGCGGATTATAAAACTGCGATAGGTACATCTCTAGCGTCTCTTTTGTTACCGATTGGTATATTTGCGGTATACTTTTATATGAATCAAACATGTAAAGGACATTCGTGTGTTAACTGGCCTTATGCTTTATTAATCGGTTTATTTTTCACGATAGGTACTTTAGCATCATATTATACATCAAAAATGAATACAACTATACTGAAGAAAATATTTGCTGTAGTAATAATAATAATAGGAACATTAATATTGCTTAATAAAGACGAAAATCAACAAACAGAATAATCAACAAACAGAATAATCAACAAACAGAATAATCAACAAACAGAATAATCAACAAACAGAATAATTAATAAATAAATAATATAAATATATTTATGGTTATAATTATATTATACAGTTTGTAATAAAAAGTAAAATGCTGAGAACATTAATATCCAGAAACCCTTTAATGCCTATGTTAAAACAAACCGCATTGATAACAGGAGGAACACGTGGGGTAGGAAAAGAGATAGCGGATATGTTTAAAAAACGAGGTTATAATGTAATAATTACAGGTAGAGATACTAATAACGCAAAATTAATAGCGGAAGAAATAAATAAAAAATATGCTGATAAAGATGGGATCGCACAAGGTTATAAATTAGATTTTACGAATATGGCAGGTAGTAGAAAATTACTAGCAAAATTAGAGAAAGGAGAAATTAGACCGACTTATCTGGTTAATAACGCAGGCGTTTTGATGTTTGATAATATGAGAAATATAACAGAAAAACACCTAGATATTATGTTTAAAGTAAATGTTATAGGACCTATGTATTTAACAAAATTATGTATGAATGATATACGTAAAAATAATTATGGTGCTATTTTATTTAATAGTCCTCCTTATAGGATAGATAATAAAACAAAATATTTATTGCCATATATGCAAACAAAATTAGCGCAAACAACATTTATGCATTCTTTATCAAATTTACATTTGAGTTCAGATGTTTTAGTATCAAGTTTTTGGACAAAGTATCCTTTAATGACTGATGCTATAATATCTCGTGGTATTGGTGGTATAGAAGAATGTATGCATCCTAGTATTTTATCGAGAACAATAGAAGAATTATTATTTAATACAGCAAATAGAGTTTATTATAATGGAAAAGTAATATTAGATGATGATTTTCTTAAAAATCAAAATATAGATGTAAACCAATATAAGATGGGTAAAGATGTACCTAGTTTAGATAGTTTATTTTTAAAATATTTAAAAAACAATAGATAATATTAATACCAATATAATATATATATAAATACTAATTATAATATATATATATATAGCAAATTAAATATATAATGTCTACAACAGGGATTTCAGTACCAGATGAGATAATTAAATTTTTCAAAGAGTTCAAATTAAAGAAAACGGATTTGTTTGCAATAACATTAAAAATAGAAGGTTCAAATATAGTGAGATCAGAGGAATATAAAGAAAAAGATTTGGATAAAATTCTTTCATCTTTAAAGGATGAAGAACCGAGATATATATTAATAGATTGGGAATATGAAACGCAAGATGGTAGGAAAGCAGATAAATTAGTATTTGTTTCTTGGGTATCAGATAATTCGCCAATAAAAAAGAAATTTACATATGGAGGTACAAAAGAGTCTGTCAAATCATCACTTTCGGGTATTTCAGTAAGTATACACGCAACAGATTTATCGGAATTAACAGCGAATATAATAACGGAAGCATGTAATCGTTATTAATATGATATGATATGATATGATATGATACAATATGATTTTATTTTATTAATAATATCATAATAATTATTATATAAATTTAATTACCAGTATTTTTGATACTGTCTAGAAAGGCTTTTTCTTCGTGAGACATGTCTGCATCATTACCGGATTTGCTTTCCTCTACACCTTGACCACCGCCTAATGTAAATGTAAGACCATCTTGTAAACTACTTAGACCTCTATCAGTATTCAAAGAGGTTACGATATTATCGCCTTCAAACAATTCTTTCTTGATATCAGCACTTGAAACATTATCAGCATCTGTGCCTGTGCCCGTGCCCGCTGCGCTTGTGCCTGCATCAATCTTAATGTTTTCTTCTTGAGTATTCATATTAGCAACACCAACGAGATTACCTTCTGGAGTGATATTTTGTGTTAATTTATTACCGGATTCTTTTGCCAATTTCTTATTTTCTTCTATAGCCTTCATTTTTGCTTCTTTAACCCTTGTTTCAAAGTAATCCTTGGCTTTATCTTCGTTTTCTCGTTTTTTGTGCATAATCTGGTTAAGTTCATCTTCTAGGTATTCTACACGACCAGTCTTGTATGCTTCTGGTTCCCAAGGCATCCATACACCAACAGGTCCTACATAAATATCAAAATTAGGGTCAATTTCACGTAATTTTTTGGCTCGAAATTCAGCTTCTTCTTGGGTTGGAAAAGCACCTCTTACTTTAACACCTTTAACAGATGTTTGAAAATTATGCTCAATGTTAAATTTATCGTGTAATTTTTCTTCATTGTTATCTAAGAAAGTTTTATAATCATCAGTAATAGAGGTTTTTCCAATATTAATACTTTCTTCTTTAATAAATTCTTCTAAATCGTTATTTAGGTCTTCTTGTTTAATATCATATTTATACGACAAGAAGTTTAGGAATTGTGAATATTTTTCAAGAGATTTTCTAAGATCCCATGATTTAACAAATTCTTCAAACATAAATGCTTCTTTTTGTTTTAATATTTTTTCAGGTGATACAAAGGATACACAAACAAATTTTTGGTTAGCGATAGGTTTATCTTCATCTAACATATCTACATATGCAGGATTATCTTTTCCATCTTTAGTTTTTTTATGTTGATACTCAGACATTTATATTTAGTAATATTAATTATATATTTAAGTCAGTTATTTTCTAATATGTTTTAATATATTTTGATTAATTTTATTAATTTGATTAATTTGATTAATATATACTTTAGTAAATTTTTTTCTATAAGATTAATATATATATATAATGTTCGAAACTAGTTTTGATTTTGGAGAACTTGTAAAACGTGCCATAAAATATTTAGTAGAAGGTTTAATGGTTGCGTTAGCAGCATTTGCCATCCCCAAACACAGTTTAAATCTTGATGAAATTGCCTTAATCGCATTAACTGCGGCGGCCACATTCTCTATCCTTGATACCTACGTACCATCTATGGGTAAGAGTGCTCGTACTGGTGCTGGATTCGGTATCGGCGCCAACTTAGTTGGTTTCCCCGGTGGTCTATAAACAAATAATTTATATTAAGAATTTAAATTATAGATTTTAATTAGTTCATATGAATAAATGAATTAATTAAATGAATTAATTAAATGAATTAATTAAATATTAATAAATATTATAATATGAACCTCGCCCTAAAAGCCGCGATTGTAGGTATTGTTTTAAATGTATTATTACCCTTTATATTAACACCATTAGCGACACCTGAAGAAGTAAAACCCCAAGGTGGTGCTGGAAGCTTATCATTTAAAGGACAATTTATGCATATGATGGTTCACCATAATCAAGTTATGGTAACAAGTTCTTTAATAATAGCGCTTATAGTATATTTAAGCGTAATGCTTGCTAAATCTAAAATGTTAAGAAGATTATAAGGATTAAATATCTATAACAAAAGAATATATTAACTTAATTAATTCATTTAATGAATGAATAAATTAAATATTTATTTTAGATTTACATCTTAGTAATTTTATGCTTTAGTAATTTTAAGCCTTAGTATTTCTTGACTTTCTGCAGAATGAACGCTTTCTGCCGCTGGAGTATTTGCAACCAGGTTTTGCGCGGCATACAGCAGGTCCCTTACTTTTGCATGGTGAGTTCTTAGTGCGTCTGCGGTAAGTTTGGCGTTTTCTGCGAGAAAGTGAGCGTTGTCTGCGTGTTTTGACCATTTTATATATATATATATAATAGAAAATAATATTTGCAAAATCAAATAGTATGCAAAATCAAATAGTATGCAAAATTAAATAGTAGGAATAAATTCCCAATTTAATTCTAAGCAAATTTTTTTCCATATTTCATCTTGTTCTATCCTTTTTTCTCTATCTTTTAACATAGGAAAATATTCCAAGAACTCTGTTTCTCCTAAAAGTTCGCATAATTTATAAACAGTATAATAATAATTTAGAAAGTTAACCCTATCATCAGGACAATATTTTGCATATGGTCTTTGTATTTCCATAAAAAGATTACATAATGTATCTTCTAAATCAGGGGTCATAACCGGAGGTTTAATACCTAATTTATCTTTTATAAAGGGTATATGCTCATAATATTTATTATACCCTAATTTTTTAAGTATTTCTTTTGCATTTTTATTTGTTAACTGTGAGAAAGTAATTCTTTCTTTTTTAATTTGAGCTTTAATATTTTCAAGAACTTCATCAGGTATTTGTGTTGTTTCTTTAGCTTGAAATTGTGCTAATATTTCACGAAAATGATTAATACGTTTATAAGCATAAAAGCATACTTCTTTAGGGGGTTCTTTATAACTGGGTTTTTCATTTTCAATAAGATATTTGAATTGTTTTGAGCAATTATTACAAACGAGAACACCTTCATATTCAATAGGTATTAGTTCTCCATTTCTACAATAACTACATATATCAGATTGATAAACATAATTATTGATATCAAAAAAGTTGTTATCAATATTTTTAAGATATTGTTTAACATTATTATTGTTACTGGTTTCATCAATTTGGATATTAGAAGTGTTAAAAAAATTGTGTAAAACAGTGGTTTTATTATTTCCTTCGGATATATTTTTCTTTTCTTCAAAATAACTGAAAATATGGTTAGAATTATTCAAATAATAATTTTTTTCTTCCTTTTTCAATAATTTAATTTTATTTTTAGTTTCATTTATTTTATCCTTTATTTCTAATTGTTCTTCTAATGTTTTTTTGTTTGAATATTCAGCAATAAGATCTAGTTTATGTTTTTCTAATTTTGGAATTACAACATTTTTATTGTTTTTAAATTTATTTATAAATTCTTTATGTTTATTATCCAATGTTATATTACATCTGTTATCTACTTCTATTTTTTTAGAAGATTTAGGTTTAAATCCAGGCATAGTAGTTGTAATATAATATATATATATAGTTATTTAATTATTTATTTGATTATTTAGTTTATTTAGTTTATGTATTTATTATAATTTCTAGTATTTTTGTAATATGGATGATAAAAAAAATTTACATTTAAGAAAGATGTTATTTATTTTTAATGCAATAGAAGATGGTTGGTGTGTAAAAAAACGAAATGGATTATATATTTTTACAAAGAATCATGAAAATAAAAAGGAGATATTTAAGGAAGAATATTTAACGAATTTTATAATTAATAATATAAGTATTGATAAATTAAATAATTAATTAAAAGAAATAATTAAAAGAAATAATTAATTAAAAGAAATAATTAAAAATATCGATATTTTATAATTTTAAATATATAAATAAGGTTTTGTTAGCATATATGGTAAGATATGTATATTATCTAGTTTTATTTATATAAGACTATATAAGTATTTAATTAATTAAAGTATTTCTGGAAAAATTATTTTCTTTAGCAATATTATAATAAAATCATGGGTGGTGGTTTAATGCAACTCGTAGCTTACGGCGCTCAAGACGTCTACCTTACTGGCAATCCTCAAATTACCTTCTGGAAGGTTACCTACAGAAGACACACTAACTTCGCGATGGAATCCATCGAACAAACTTTCAACGGTCAAGCCGATTTCGGTCGCCGTGTAACCTGCACCATCTCCAGAAACGGTGATCTTGCCTACAGAACTTACCTCCAAGTAACTCTCCCAGAAATCAACCAAACTATGGCGGCCACTGGCAAAGATGTTTACGCCAGATGGCTTGACTGCCCTGGTCACCAACTCGTCGCTCAAGTTGAAGTTGAAATCGGTGGTCAACGCATCGACAGACAATACGGTGACTGGATGCAAATCTGGAGCCAACTTACTCTTACCAGCGAACAACAACGCGGGTATTACAAGATGGTTGGTAACACTACTCAACTTACCTTCATCACTGATCCATCTTTCGCTGCCGTCGATGGTCCTTGCGAATCAAGCGCACCAAAACAAATCTGCGCCCCACGCAACGCGCTCCCAGAAACCACTCTCTACGTTCCATTCATGTTCTGGTTCTGCCGCAACCCAGGTCTTGCCCTTCCCCTCATCGCTCTTCAATACCACGAAGTCCGCATCAACCTCGACATCCGTCCTATTGATGAATGCTTATGGGCAGTAAATAATCTTAACGAAACAACTGGATCCACAAAGGTCACCACTGCTTACAACCAATCTCTCGTAGCGGCATCCCTCTACGTTGATTACGTTTTCCTTGACACTGATGAACGCAGACGTATGGCCCAAAACCCCCACGAATACCTCATCGAACAAGTTCAATTCACCGGCGATGAATCCGTTGGATCTTCCTCCAACAAGATCAAACTCAACTTCAACCACCCAGTTAAGGAACTTGTCTGGGTTGTCCAACCTGACCAAAATGTTGATTACTGCTCATCCCTTGAAGCGGGTCAACTCCTTAACAGAGCTCTCGGTGCCCAACCTTTCAACTACACTGATGCCATTGATGCCCTCCCCAACGCCATCCACGCGTTCGGTGGCCCTGACGCTATCGCTGGCGGAACGGCCGGTACCGGTTTCATCGATGCGGCCGGTCTCTTCCAATCCGCTGGTGCATTTGACTCTTCCGGCACTGCGGGCAATGACATGTGGAACAACAACAGCGATAATGGTGCTTACTCTCACCCCAACTTCGCTGTTGCTGGTGAACAATCTTACGTATCTGATGCCGGTACCTTCGTACTCAGCGAAACCTCTCTTGACATGCACTGCTGGGGCGAAAACCCAGTTGTCACCGCTAAGCTCCAACTTAACGGCCAAGACCGCTTCTCTGAACGTGAAGGCACCTACTTCGACCTCGTCCAACCATACCAACACCACACTCGTGCCCCAGACACCGGTATCAACGTATACTCCTTCGCTCTTCGCCCAGAAGAACACCAACCATCTGGCACCTGCAACTTCTCCCGCATCGATAACGCCACCCTCCAACTTGTTCTCTCCAACGCCACCGTTGAAGGTACCAAGACCGCCAAGGTCCGCGTTTACGCCACCAACTACAACGTCCTCCGTGTCATGTCCGGCATGGGTGGCCTCGCCTACTCCAACTAAGCATCTTAACCCTTACAAATGGTTTAAGACTGATATTCATATCACTATCAATATGTAAAAAACGTTAATAAAAAAACGTTAATAAAACATTATAATTTATTATTCAATGTAATAAATTATATTTTAACTATAACCTAACTATAACCTAACTATAACCTAACTATAACCTAATTATATCTTAATCCTGCCTATTTTTGCCAATCTTGCATGCAATATCAATTTAATAAGACCCATTCTAACATGAACACCATTTCGCATTTGCTTAAAATATAGGATTTTACCACCACCGGGCAATCCAGCATCAACTTCCGGATGAATTTCTGGACCTCTTGGAAGAGGATGCATTATTCCAACTTTATCAGTAAATTTCTTATACGTATCTTTATTCAATATGTATCGTGTATTATTCATTTTATTAATATTATTAACATCATTAATATCTATTTTATTTTTCTCTGAAGCAAAAGTATTATATAATTTAACAACAGTGATATTTAAAATATCTACTATCCAAGATAATGGTGCAGGTTTTTCCATATCAGATATATCAGCAATTGCATCTGTTGCCTTCTTAGCATCAGT